AATGTCTTTGACTCTAGACCCTGTATCTTGGACTACACCTTCAGTTCCAGCAGCAAACTTAGCGTTAGAAGCTTTAAACATTTCATCTAAAGCAGTGACAGTAGCGTTCCCATCAAAACCTGCTTCGCCATAAGTGAAATCCCATGACTGAATGAAACCAGTAAAAACTCTTATACCATTAGCAGAAACACGAATCTTCCCGCCAGGTTGAACCATCGTATAACCGCCAGTCGTATACCAGAGGATAGAGCTAGTATTTAGCGGGTCAAAAGTTCTATCGTTATTAGTAAAAGTTATTGACAGCGTTCCAGCCGAATAGTCATCTAACTGTCTAGCAATACCTTTAGAGATTGTGACATTTCCTGCATAAGATGAAACATCAACATAACCGCTAGATCCAAAACTTATTTCAATCAGATAAGTAGGCAAAGCCATTAGCGACCCCAAGCAGAAGGCAATTTACCATTAGCCTTAACATATTTAGCCACAGCATCAACAACCGCTTTAGGGTCAGCAGATTGAACATAAATATTCACCGTATTACCAAACCCAGTTTTACCATTCAAAGGAATAACAGCCTCAGCAGAACCAGCCTCACCAATAGTTACCTGAGTTCCACCAACTCTAGGCATAACAATTCCACCCCTAGCCAACTTAGGCCCTTTATATGGGAACTTCTTCTTTAGAAAATTTATTCCCGCTTCAGTCTGCATAATTCTAGAATCTTTATATCCAGCAGCATTTGCCTGCACCCAGTCAATACCCATCCTTGAAGCAGCCTTAACAGTTGCATCTTGATAAAGCGATGAACCATAAAGTAATGCAGCTGTCCCTAAACCCAAAACACCCGCAGCACCTACAACACTCAAACCACCTGCACCCACACCACCAGCAATTGGAGCACCAGTAGCAGGCACAACGCTCTTAGCTTGAATCAAACCAACAGCAGCAGCCAAATTAGCTAGAGACTTACCAGCAGCAGCCAACATCAAAATACCTTTTAAAGCAATCAAAGCAGGTAAGGCTTTAACTAGAGCAGAAGCAACATTTCCGAAACCCTTCATCGCATCACCATTACCAAACAAAGCAAAGAAGTCTTTCACATAACCAAAAGCACTCTGCGCCGCGTTTTGAATGTCAGTAAACATTTTGCCTGCATCAGTTTTAGGGTTAGACATGTCATCAAAAAACTTGCCGACAACATCAACAATTCCCCCAGGCTTAGTCAACTCAGTAACAAAATCAACAATCAAAGGCAAAACAACAGCCCCAAGTTTCTCCTTCAGAATGTCAATACTGTTATTGAACTTCATAAACGGATCAGCTTGCTGTTTCGCTGCACCCTCAACTTCAGTCTTTAAATCGCCAAACAAATCTTTAGACTTCTTCAACTCAGGGAACATCTTCACTAGAGAAGTAGTATTTCCGTTAAACGCACGGGCCATCGCCGAAGCCACAGAATCCAAAGGCTTACCCGAAACAGTTGCGGCATCCAAAGACAACTTCAACAGATCTTGAGCCTTACTAGTGTCCTTAGTTGCTCTCGCCAACTTACCGAAACTCGGCCTCAAATCATCGTCAAGGATACCTGTTTGTAAAGATAGTTTCTCAACAAACTTGTCGGCCTGTTTAATCTGTGTTTTAGTTGCCTTAGCGTTCTTCTCCAACTGAGTATTTAACAACAAAGTGGATTTAGCGTCAGCAGAAGCAGCTTTAGCAGAATCAATAAGCAAATTAGTGACTTGACTTACACCAATACCAATACCAATAGCACCGATAGCATGCTTCAAACCGCTAAAAGAATGTTTAGCCTTCTTAATACCTGAATCATCAAACTTAGATAATAGTTTTACTATTACAGACATTAGTTGAGTTTCCTGTTCACTTTAGAGGCATAGCGTTCAATAACTAATTTTACTTCACGCTCCGCATTAGGCAACGATTCTTCAACCTGCGGATAAATAAAATTATTGAGATTACGCTCTCTAAGTTTACGAACCATAACTTGCCCTTGAGAAGTAACCCTATGTCTCCTAGTGCCATCCTTATAGGCATATTCACTAGTGACAGTGCGAGCTTTACGAAAACCACCCTTACCTGCAACATCAGCGATAGCAGTCATCGGTGAAGTAATCCAAATCGCAACCAAAGGCGTTACAGCTCTAACCCTTGAGCGACCAGTCCTAAACCTGATAGACACAGCATTAGCAGGCTTACCCTTACCCCAACCAACACGACCATTATTATTCATGCCTGATAGTGGAGCAACAGTAGGAATGGCAGACTTTATTGTTGAAGCAATAGGTTTAGCAACATCCTTAGAATCTTTAACAAGTTGCTTCTTCATGCCAGGCTGTAACGCTTCTAAATCACGAATCAAACCTTTGACATCAAAAACGACATCGCTACTCATTACCGCCCCTTTGACTTCTGACAGCAAACAACATAGTATTCAACATCCGATCTGATTCTTGAAGCAAAACTGACGGAGCAATACCAGTAGCAACAGCAAGATTCGCAATCAACCAATGATGAGAATCAACACCTAAACTACTTATTCTTTTGGGTCTGCAACCTGCACATCGCCAACAGTGTCAATCCAGCCTTCAAAAGTATCGCTAGTTTTCTTGAGTCTAACCACAGTCAGCCAAGCTAAATAAAGCAGGTGAGTGATCTTCTCAAGTTTGTCTATCCCTAAGTCAAAATAGGTTTCCCATTTGACAATATCGCCAGCAGCAGTTTTGACTTCATGAGAAGTTCCATCAACAAAATTGATTGTAAGAGTTATCTGATTCATACAATCACTCTAACCTAAAAGTCAGACTTAAGCGGTTGCGCGTGAAACAGTTCCGCTTGTCGGCCAAGTTACGCTGAATGTGGCTAAATCGCCTATTTGACCGCTCACGGGGGTAAGGTCGGTAACAAGGGCCACAGCCGTATAAGCGGGATTCGATGAGCTCACAGCAGTAGAAGTCGGTTTGATAACAACAGTCGCTTGAGAACCTAGCAGAGGCCACAAAGTAGCATCCACAGTAGAAGCAGCATAATCCTGATTGAACTGCAAAGTAACAGTTCCTTCCTTCAAACCTGCTACGCGGGAAACCCAAGTAGAACCAAAAGAAGTAGTAGTGATGTCGTTAGCAGAAGTCTTTAGCTCAACCTGAGTCAGGTAAGAAGCCAAAGCAGTTGATCCGTTGATGCTAACGCTAAAGTCTGTTGCGACAAAGATAGCCATTTATTTTCCTTAACTAGCGAATACTTGAACCGAGAACTCGGCACTGTAATAGTCTAATGCATTTATAGATATAGCACCTATCGCCGATGTTTCAGCAACAAACACATCAAAAGCATAACCACCCAAAGTCCTATCAATCTCGATAGCGTATTTGATAGAACCCTTACCTGGAGCAATCAAAACATCCATAGCCTTCTGCGCTGTTCTCTCAGAAACCCTACCTAAAACAACTGTGACCTTGAAAGTGTATTCAGCCATAGAACGATTGTTTTGTTTATTGAAAGCAACCTTGTCAATAGCAATCATGGCCATCGGTGGATTCACTACATCAGGCAAAGTTTCAACAACCCGCAACCCTGCAACAGTTTTTAGATTATTGGCTAAAGCAGACCTAAGATCACTTATCGCCATTACGCACCAGTTCTCAAAAGCCTAAACGGATTGATTAGCTGTGCGACATCTCCATCAATGTTTGAGCCGACACGCATAATCCCCATGTCAGAAACACCTGCAACACCAAGAGGAGACTCTAGACGTTTGAACAGTCTTGAAGCCTGAATGATACAAGCAAACTTCACAGGCTCAGGCACAGAAGGCCAACCCCAAGTTCCTGTGACCTTTACAAGGTTAGATTCCTGCCATGTAGGGAAGAAATAGTTATATACCGCGATAAGCCCTGTAATAGGTTGATAAGCACCATTCGCATAAGTGTTAGCAGGAATAGTTTGAAAATCTGTGCTCGACCAAATCTGATTATAGGTAATCGGGTTGGACTGAGCTGTGCGAACCTCAGTAATACTTTGACAATCATCAATCCAACAGTTGTAGGCATCAGTAGCCTTGAAATAGCGAACCTCACCTGCGCCAGTTGAATAAAAGTATCGGTTACAGTATTGGTCAATCATGCGAGAAGCAGCGTTAATGCTGTTCTCAATCAAAGCATCATCCAAAGTATCTGTGACCCTGAGTGCCGCCTTCACATCCGCTAAAGTGCAATAGCCGTTAGTTATAGCCAAAATAAACTCCTAAAGTCTTTATTAGTTTACCTTAGTTACTTGAACAAGAATATCGTCAGACCTACCCTTGACAGCAGTCAAATCATAGATCTGCACTGAAAACCCTGTAAAAGCATAAATCTTCTTTGCCAAAGACTCTGCAACCTCAATGCTCACAACATCCTCAATAAAATACTTCCCACCAACAACCAGATAATCCCAAAGATTATAGAAAGCAGTTATTTGAGCCTCAAGAGTGTGAGAACCATCATCAATAATATAATCAAATTGACCTGTAACTTTATCTTTCACTTCAGCCTGCTTAGTTGCATCACAAAGCAAAACCTCAAACCCTTTAGCCTTGAAAATTAGGTTAGATAAATCAATGTCTAAACCAACAATTCGGCTATTAGGCAAATAGTCTGCCCACATCTTCAAAGAATGACCAGCATAAACACCAATCTCCAACAAAGACTTATTTTCAGCTGCAAGAATACTTTCAGCATAAACATCAATATAACTGTGAGCTGTGCCCTTATCGCCACCACCATCAGCCATTTGATAAGGCTTATACGCTTCATGCAAAGTTTTCATATAAGTTTTTGAGTCCAAGTCTTAGGTGTCAAATCAGAATCAATCTCAATCGGCAAATGATATTCAAAAGACTTCACCCTAGGCCTAATCCACTCCACCAAATCCCGCAACCCCTGATCTAAAGTCACAGTCGTTTCATACCCTAAAAGTTGTCTAGCCTTATCTGAACTACATAAAGCAACAGGAACTTCCTGCGGTCTCCCAGGCATAAAGATAGCATCCAACTCAAAACCAATAATTTCTGCAAGCCTCTCAGCTAATTCCAGAATCGAAATAGGAGACTCATCAGGGCCAATATTGATTACTTGCCCTACCGCTTCAGGTGACTCACAAGCAGTCAAAATAGGGGCAATAACATCCTGAATAAAACTAAAACATCTCTGCTGACTGCCATCACCATAAATAATTGGCTGCTTACCCTGCAACATCCTGTTAGCCATAATGCTCGCAACATTCCTAAACGGATCATCAAACTTCTGTCTAGCCCCAACAATGTTATGAGGAACAAGAATAACTAACTCAACATCATGCACTTCAGCAAGATTAGACAACAGTCTCTCAGCTGACAACTTAGCAATCCCATAAGGATCTTGCGGTTTAGGTGTCAAAGACTCATCAAACACCTGCCCTAAATTATCCCCATAACGAGCCATAGAAGACATGTAAACAAACTTTGGAACATTAGCCCGAATACTCGCTGTCATAGCGTTCACGCTTATCTGAACAGTGTTACGCACTACAAGGCTAGGACTGAATACACTCAAACCTTCATAAGCAGTGCAAGCAGCATGAATAACCAAATCAGCCCCAACAAAAACAGGCGAAATAGCTTCCAAATCATCTAAATCAAGATTATGAAAATCAACACCTTCAGGAACATTCTCTAAACTCCCACCAAGCAGATTATCTATCCCACGAACCTGCCAACCCTTAGACAAATAAGCGTCAGCAACATGCGAGCCAAGAAAACCTGCAACACCTGTAACAACAACTAATCCCAAGAGTTCACACGCCTAATCTGCAAATCCCAGCGACCTTCATCAAACCTGCCAGCATCAACCTTGCTCTCAAAATACTTTTGATTATTAGCAAAAGTAACCTGATTACGCTCACTCAACTTCACATCACTATTGATAGTCGAACTATTGTCATGCCCTAACTGCAAAGGCAAACGATCTACCCGCAAACCAGCCTGAGCAATCCTGTGCTCATAATCATTATCTTCAAAATAGATTGGATGAAGACTCTCATCAAACAAACCAATAGTCTTGACTATCTCTTCACCGACAACAAAAGTCTGATAGTGAGGAAACTTACTGCACAAAGTTAGGGCATCAGTTTTAGCAGTGGCAAGCAAAGTCAAATC